TTACCAGCAACTTCATATGCTCTAGGACTATCTGATTCCTGAGCAAGTTCTAATATTCCATCAACTGCTTCCTGTCCTTTCTCTATCAGTGAATACAAATTGCCACGAGTATACTCATAGTCCTTAACTATCTGATCACCCAGAGCAGGTTTAACTATTTCAGTTTTCTCTTTAGGTACTATAGATGTTTCAACATCTAGGGCATCTTCAATACCACTATACGTCTTCATCTTGTCCTGTGACGGGATTCCTGGCTTTTGCATCAGTAAACTCACTGTAAATTTCATTAAATCCGAAGTTATCATCAGCGTCAGCACTGAATGGATCAGGTTGAACTTGATAACGAACCTCGCGAGGTGCAGTTGTATCGACCTTAAGATGTGTATCAACAATAGCAGTCTTGATAATCTTATCGGTTGTATCCTGAACAGGACCGTATAGATAAGTCTTCGCTGAGAACTGCAATGTATAAATTAAAGTTCTACGTGTTGTGAAGTCACCCTCATAGTCATCATCATAAGAAACTGAGTTGAGCGTGATAGGAAAATCTTTTTTCTCACCAATAGCTTCCACCAAGTTAATTGTAACAGTAAACATTGGTTGGAAGATCGGAAGTATTTGTTCTAAAATCTGTAGACCATCATCCTGATTCTTAGATAAGATTGCTAATTCGAAGTCAACATTATATGGAACTGGCATAAATGCCTTCTTTGTTTTATCCGAATCTACGTGTCGTATAACTTGAGTAGGTGCAACCTTTCTTGCAGTATCGTAAGAGAATCCTGAGATCTCAAATGATATACGTGGCAAAGTAATCTGAACTTGCTTTTGATCAGAGGTACCTGCTTGTGCTAAACGTGCTAGGAATTTATCCTTTGGACCATAAGCAAGAGGTACTTTCATAACCTCAGTCTTTGCTCCAGAAGTACGTTTCAGCTCAATATTATTGAAGATAGTACCGAATGCGATAACTGTCTTCCTAAAAATTTCGTGGTATGAGTATGTTCCTAACATTAGCTCTTCTGTCCGAATTCACCAAATGGATTACCTTGAGTAAAGTCAAGGATACCATCGGCTAAGGTTTCAAATGATTGATTCTGATCGAATCCACTATTAGTATTATTTAGGGTATTATATGAAGCAGTTGTCCAAGCAGCACCAGATGTCTGTCCAGTAACAGTTTCTGGGATGGTAAAGATACCAGATCTATTAAACAACTGAAGTTGTCTGTCAGTAGAACTCCAAGACTTAACCTCAGCAGTTACATTAGATGTACCACCAGCAACTATCTCACCAACAGTAAAGTCATTTGAACCACCCTCAGCAAAGTTGAGTGTGATAGTAGTGGAAAGATTCCTTTCCACTTTGTCGATAGCATCGACACCTGTATTGAAGTCCTCGTCTGCGTACTCGTAGAGTTCACATTTCAGACCCCAAGTATGTATCTTACCTAACTGGAAGAATGGGGTTTCGTATTCAACGTACTGTATTTGGAATAACTTATTTGCTAGAGGGAAGTAAACCAAGTCTCCTTCATTAGGTCTACCTTCTACTATGAGTGTTGCATTATCATCAACTAGTTCTGTAAATCTTGTTCTTGCTATTACAAATGTAACTTGATCAGATATTCTTACACCAAACTTACTGTATAGATCACCATCTCCCTCAAAGCCTTGTACATTCTCTAGGTATGCTTCAATGATATAAGCATCCTCAAATTTAGACAATGAATCCTCATCGAACGTAGGATCTTGGTCTACGATAACTCTAGGAATGTAATAAACATCCTGACCAAACATTTTAATTTGTTCTTTGACTAGATCCCCAACTAGGTTCTGTTCCCCAGTTGTACCGTGAGTAAAGTAAGTGTTAGTAGCCATTAGCCGATCATATCCATAGGTGGTTCTTCATAAGTAAGTCTCAACTGCTCTTCCAGTTCACGAATCTCCTCAATAGCATCAGAGTAAATCTTCTCACCATTAAGTGTAACTCCACCAGGAAGTTGTACATTCTGAAACTTGGTCATATTCTGTCCCCACTGCTTCTTAATCAAAGAAGTTGCATAGTCTTTTACCCAAAGTACATTGTAAATCTTTGTCCAGTTAGCAGGATCGATAGCACTCACACATTCCATAACAACATATTCACCCTCTCTAACATCAGTCAGAGTATCCATATCTATATAAAGTTTACCACTAGAGGCATTAAATCTAGTTGGTTTCATACCTTCTAACAAGAAGTTAATAGTTTGAAGGTGTGTCTGAATCATATAGTAATGATGAAACTGTGTTGATGTAAAATCAAACAGATCATTCAAACGCAACTGATACCTAATATCAAACATATTTGCAGTACCTTTATCTTGGAAGGTAAAGATACCATTCACAGCCCTGATATGATCAGGCATCTGTAAATAATTTGATTGCTGTTTAAAGACCGTACCTGTACCACCTGCTTGATCAGTGTCACTACCTGTTTCAGATATATCTGCTTGGAACCTTGTTAAGTCCTCAGCAGTAAACTGATGTTTCATATACATCTTTTCAGATCCACCAAAGTGAAACTCTTGGAATTTCTCGATGGTATAATCTAATGCATCATCAACTTGATCATCTGATACATTGATCTCCAACACAGGCTTACCCAATCTACGTAGGGCATACTCCTTTAAAGTTGCTTTTGAATTTGGTTGTGCCATTTAATTATCGTGATAGAGCAGCGAGTGCAGCCTTAAGTTGTGCGACGGTTGTTATAGAAGCGTCATTACCAATAGCATTTAATTCAGTATAAAGATCATCAATATCACTATCATTGGTGGTTGCCTGTGTACCTTGTGCAGCAGTAGCGAATGCTCCAGTAGCAGAAGTAGCAGCAGTACCAAGTCCAAGTGTGGTTCTGGCAGTAGCAGCATCAGCATCATCTACTAGAGTTGCACCGAATGCACTAACAGCAGAAGATGCAAGTTTTGTTTCTACCTCAGTTTCAAGATCTTGTAATGCACCCTTAACATCCTCATTGTCAGCAATAGTGCTACCAGTGAAGGTGCCAAGATTATCAGATGCAGCAGCAACACCACTCAATGTGATGAGGTGGTCTACATCTAAGTCTGCCTTAGAAGACTTGGTTATACTGAATACACCAGTACCTGAGTTGTATGAGAGATCTCCACCAGCAGATACAGCACCACGTGCTCTAGCATCTGTGTAGTATAGATTGCTTGATCCTTCTGTAATATCGTCGGTGTCGTGATTAGACACATCGGATACGGTACCAGTAACATTACCAACTACAGCACCAGTAAACTGAGTAGCAGTAATGATTCCTGAACTTGGGTTATATGTCAAACCTGTGTCTGAATCTACAGTCTCAGATCCAGTTGCAGCATCAACAAATGTTATGTAGTGAGTAGCGTCTGTGCTATTATTTGCCCAGATTTGTACTCTTGTTGCTGTAGTACAAGTATCAGCATTACCTGTTAGGTCACCAGTTACATCACCAGTAAAGACACCACCTGAGATTCCAGCATTAGTAATCCTTGCATCTGCTCTTGCGTCTGTGTAATAGAGATTGGTTGAACCCTCAGAAACACCGTCAGTGTCAGGTGTAGTGTAAGAAATAACACCAGTGCCACTGTTGTATGATAGTGATCCACCAACGCTTATATGTCCACGTGTTCTAGCAGCAGTAGTAAAGAGGTTTGTAGACCCTTCGGTAATGCTGTCAGAATTAATATCTGCTTGAGTAACAGATAGTTCACCACCAGCAGATAACTCAATACCTGTACCGTAAGTGAAATGTGTTCTTGTTCTGGCAGCAGTTGTGAAGAGGTTAGTAGAACCTTCAGTCACATTATCAGTATCGATATCACCCTGCGTAACAGAAAGTTGACCACCAGCAGATAACTCGACACCAGTACCGTAAGTAAAGTGGGTACGAGTACGAGCAGCAGTTGTAAAGAGATTAGTTGATCCTTCAGTTACATTATCAGTATCAATGTCTGCCTGTGTAACTGTTAAGGTATAGGAATTAGCAGCGTCATCATAGACCTTCGTAATACCTGTACCAGCAACAAATAGATTGTTAACTCTATCATCTACACGCTCATCAGTGAAGTAAAGATTAGTAGAACCTTCAGAAAGAGCATCAGTATCGTGGTTGCTGATGTCACTAACTTGTGAATCACCGTAAGTAATAGTTCCAGTAACGTTCATATTACCTTGAACTTCAAAGTTCGTGGTAGATGTGAAGTTGTTAACTGTTAGAGTGTTAGAGAATGGGTTGTAGGTAAGGTTAGCAGAGTCAGTGTATACTCCTTGGTTACCAGTGTTACCACCCATAAATGCAGGGTAGAACAGAGTGTTATTGTTAGTGTTAGTAACATTAACCTGAGTTGCACTGTCAGCATTACCAGTCAGATCACCTGTGACATCGCCTGTGATCTGACCTGTGACTCCTAGTGTAGTACCAAAGGTTACTGCGTCATCTACGTTCAGTGTTCCCTTGATGTCTGTGTTACCACTAGTAGCCAAGATCGAGGCTTTTACTCCAGCAGCACCACCAACAGAGAAGTCACCACCAACGTATGCTTTCTTAGCAACTGACAAACCACCATCAGTGGAGACAGATGCAGCAGCATCGTTATAGGCAG